GTCTTGGACATAGGCCAACCGTATTGGTTCCTGATAGTGTCCTTGAAACCGTGCTGCGGTGATAAGTTGCAGCGCGGTATCTCCAAGGACGACACAGGCCTGTACGGCCCCTCGGGATATAAGGAATCCCATGGCACATCAGTCATATCCTCCAGGGATTGGAAGATTTGGTCTGTTAACCCGTCTATGTAGACGGAACTGAGGCGGCCTGATGCGGCTGCTAGGAGGGCTTTCACCGTAGCGTCGTCAACCATATCAACGGTCTTCGACTCTACGTTATAGTGTCTTACAAGGATGCCAAAGTGGCCCCTCTGCACTAAGGACGGACGTTCAGTGATGATGCCGACATCACCCAGACTAGCTGGGACGGCAATCTTCCACCTCTTGGGAACTCGGTCATATGCGAATTGCCACGCGCCTTGGAAGCGCGCGTCGCATGTGCCGAATATACCGCGTCTCTTGGCATAAACACGGATCACGTTAGCCAAAGAAACGTAAATCGGTATCCCTTCATCGTCCTCGTTCGACCTCGAAAAGAAAATAGGTCGAACGTTCTGCCCACGGAACCAGTCGGTTCCACAGCTCTCGAAGAAGTCACCGTCCCGGTAACTCTTCGTATCGTTGGTCTTGAACCCAAGGTACTCAAGACCTTCAACAACAGCGGCGAAGTACGCTTTGGGGACAATGAGGTCATCCCCGTAGGCACTCGTCAGCAGCCACTCTTCGCTCGGTACAACTGCCCTAATGAGGGCGCCGAATATGAGTGTTTCAAGGGCGAAGGTAAAACCATTGCCCATGCTGGAGAACCGCTCCAGGTTAATGGTCAGTTCCGGCGTTTTGTCGTCGATGGTCACCGTGAGCCGCCCGCACCTTGCGAGCGACAATAGTGAGTACCATCTAGGACTGACACAATCTCTAACCAACTCGCGCGATATGAGGTCACTTGCCATCGAAAGATCAATGGTAGACAACCCCAGTGCGTAAGCCTGCTTAGCCAAGATCTGGTTAAGACCCTGGTCGCTGATGTCGAACCCGAACTTCGCCAGTCTCTTCTGGAGGTAATCGCCTATGGCCGCCTGCAACATTAAGTTGACAGACGGTTGTGGCGCAATCCCCCTTCTGGTCTTGGCAGTTTTCGGTACGGACCCAAAGATCTCGCCCTCCACGATACCGATTTTATACGGCACCGCCGTCGCATCGTGCTCGAGGTCCTGCGGGTTTCGCAGGTCAGCAAACAACGATTTGACAAGAGGGAAGAGCTCCCGAGTCGAGGTCAGGGATGAGCGGAATTTACCGCTTTGTGTTATCCCATACGCCTTGTCCATCCCCACTGTAGAGCCACCGGTCAGCCTTAGGCTGCCGGTGATCTCGGTGAGGACGCTCTCTGTCAGATCCCCCATCATCCGCCTTAGCAACCGTTTAAACCTCGAGTAGAACTCGGGGCGACGGTCCCAAATAGCATCAAGATGGAGCCTCCCGTTGGTCTCGGCACAGCGTGCTTCGGCCTCGAGAGACTTGGTGACAGCCACGACATGTCCGTCCACGTTGGACGGAATGTTCGGGGACTTCCGTAAGAGTGACACAGCTGCGTAATCATCTGCAAACCGCGATGTAGCCACGCGATCTCCAAGGAGAAGCGTGACATAGTCGCCAGCGCAGACTTCAGCGTTAGCTATGTCGCCCCACAAGTTGGGGTCGTCTCTTACATACTTCAGACGGAGGTAGATACCTAACGATATAGGTCCATCCAGCGCCTCAAGTAGGCGTTTTGCGGTCGCAACTTCTGCGGCGCAATAGTGGGCATTCCCCCCTTTCGGGGTGTGCCAGGTGTCTGCACCGGTTTTCACCAGTGCTTTCATGGGGTGCGTCATTTGAAGCCTCCATCGGCACAGAGCGGAAGAGTTGGGTCAGGGCGCACAACGCGCACCTGACCCACGTGAGCAATGCTAGCATCGAGCTAGCCCAGAATCGGGACATAGGTCCTCCCTTTAGAGGGGAACCTCGCCATCGCTCACCATGCTCTGGTAGACGGTAGATGCGGCGATCCGCACCCCCAGCCAGAAGAGCCGTTCACGTTCGGTCGTATGACACTCTCGCCACACCTTACCGGTAATGGCGAACGTGTTATCAGCGACCGACATGGGATTACCATCGATCGTTCGAACGATGGGCATCTTCACCACGGCGCGGTACTGGTCATATGCCGCTCGCTGGTTAGCGAGGTTGTTGACCAAGGACAGATGTTCGGCATGAGCCTTCACATCGACCTCTTCAGCGCCAAGGATCTTGGTGCCGATGTACCTGAGTCCGTCCGCGAACTGAATCTGCGGAACGAAGGACTGGAAGGCAACACCGGAACCAAACGGCTCGTAACTGCCTGACAAGCAGGCGATAGGGGAAGGGGCGGCCATTTAGGCACTCCTTGAGCATGTGCTCATTTGTTGTTGCATACGAGGTATGCTGGCGGGCCCCGCGTCGTCATCAAGGATGACAAAACGCGATATACGCCGGTTGAAGAACCAGGTCTTACGGGCTCCATATTCCCGGACCGCCAAGGCGGCCCGAGGTATGGTCTATCGAGGTACCTGGAATGACGGGTCCTAAATCTAGCGACCCAGTCTAGACCAGCCAAAGGACGATCGACGCAGTTGGTCACCGATTGCTAGCATATGCAGCAGCCGTTTAACCGAAGCGCCGTTCTCGAAGCGTAGTTCTGGCATCGAAGGACCGAAGTCCGCCAGCTTGCGCTCCGTCGCGGTTTCCACGAAACTCCCAGCCTGCTTATCTTGGGCAGAAAGGAAGTAGCCGTCGTGACCAACTAACACAGACCGATATGACATCCGGTCCTTGTATGTTAGGGTCCCTCCCATCACCTGAACCCCATTAAGGGCATCCAAACTAGAGAGGTAATCGCCCACATTTAGAATGTAGTCGAATACGAACGACAACGGAATACCCTCCCAAATCGCTTCAAGAGGGTTGCCCCACGTGTAGCTGCTCCAATTAGGCAGGAGCTTGATATACCCACCCGCTTTGACCTTCCTCCGATTAAAACCGGAGATTGCGAGGTCGAGAGAATTCGAGGTCTGAGACCACGAGTAGCGGTTGACGTCGGATGCAGAGGCGTGAATGCGGACTATGATGTCACGCGTGAAATCCTCTGGGAGTGCGTTCAGACCCTTTGAGAGGTCTGATAGGATGGGGCTCAGGGCAAAGTGCCCGAAGAGCCAAGCAGCCGATATATCACCAACCTGTGGTCCGGACTTACGTCCATACGCAAGGTGGTTAAAGGCCGCTTTGAGCTTCCGTTTGCGGACAGCTCGCATGGCATTAATGAGCCTTCGAATGAACGACTCAGCCAAGCCTATGCACTCATCAAGTTCTCCGACGTATGAAGCCAGATTCAACCTAAGACTCTTAACCTTATTCCTCCATTGAATATCAACTGGAGGCGTCGGGTAGTCTAGGTTGTACCACTGATTCGCCACGATGTCGCCGCTCGAGCGTATGACCTGCTTGTTCCCTTTCGAGGGATCAGAGGGGTCACACTGCTCAGGCCGCTCCAAGGTAGCTATATGATAGCTATTGTGGTGGATCCACTGGCGTGCACCCAAGGTTGGGTACATCCAGACTGGCTCTGGTTTGGCACGATGTGCCGTAGCATTGGATGCCACGGTATCGTACCCCGAAGACACGTTTTGGGCTACGTCATAACACCCATAACTACCGGGCCTGTAGGTAACAATCAAGTTCCTGAAGGTGGTATTCGTGGGCATTGGCGTAAAACTCCGTTCGTAAAAACACATTGCTGTGTCTAAAGAAGCTCGGTTCCACCGGGGTTATCCC